TTTTTTTCTCTTTTTTTAAAGTATTAATAATTTTTTGTAATTGTTCTTCATCTTCTTTTCTTAAAGCAATTTTTTCTTTAATTAATTTTTTGTCTCTTTCAGACATTCCAAATTGCCTATCCTCAAGTCTTGCTTGTAATATATTTCTTTCAACCAAAGCTGACTTTTTTTCACGTTCTGTCATTAATATTTCTTCATCTAATGTTTTTTGTTTCATACCTATTGAAAGACTTAGTCTCATTTGGTGCATGGCTTTACCCATTTCTTTGTTGTGTTCTTTTAATTTATGATTTCTTTCTTCTTGTAAAATTAACAGTTGAGCATTGATAACTTTCATATCTGACGCTTTGTTTCTGTCGTTCTCTGACATTAAATTTATTTTCTTACTTTCTAAGTCTGATATTGATTGATTTAATTCTTTTAGAGACATTGAGCCAACGTCAAGCTCTCCTTTAAATTCTTTGAACTTATGAATTAAAAAACCCATTGCTGAAGCAAAAACAGTTATTGAACCAAAAATAATATTTCTTCTTGTAACTAAATTGAATTTTGTCATAGCAAAAGTAAGAGCATTAATACTTGTTACCATGCCATAAAATACTGTTGCTACTTTTAGAGCAATAATTCCTTTTAAAACAAACAACAATTCATCAGCATTGTCTTTAATAAATTTAAATGCCTCTGCTGTAGATTTTACAGCAATAGCTAAACCTCTTCCTATTTTTTCTGCAAACTCATCTAAACCTTTAGTATTTTCTCCTAAGAAAGTATCTAAATCTTTAAATTGTTTTTTTAGCTCAGGAAAAAATCCAGCTTGTAAAATGACCCTTTTAAAATTAAAAAATTTGTCTCCAATCATTGAGAGAGTACCCTCAAGAGTTCCAGCTAATTCATCAGTTGCTTTTCCAAACTCTCCACCTGAACCAAAAACATTTTGAAATGCTTCTACTGTTTCCTCTATAGATACTGTGGCACCAGCTTTGAAGCCAAGCATATTTCTTACGCCTTTTTCTCTAAATAAATCAGCCGCACCGATACCAGCACTAAAAGATCGTTGAATTTGTTCAGCCGCAGTTCTAAAATCTAAACCTGTAGTTGCCGCTACATTTCCTGTAATCTCCAACATATTTTGAAGATCATCAGCATTATCAGTTACAGTTGCTAATATTCCTGAACCAGCTTGTATTTCTTCCAAAGAAAAAGGAACTTTTGATGCAAATTTATTTAAATTTTCAAATGCTTTCGCACCCTCTTCAGCATTTTTAAGTAAAAATCTAAATCTTGTTTCTAAATTTTCTAACTCTTTTCCTGTATTAACTAAGTTTCTTATAACTAAACCAGCACCAAGTCCTACAAAAGCATTTCTTACATTGAATATAGAGGATTTTAATTTATCTAGGTTTCCCTTTACAGTATTTAAGGCTCTTTTGGATTTATCCTTAGCAATAATATCAATATTTACTTTTTTTGTAGCCATTATCTTTTGTTCATTCTTTGCTCTTGTTCAGCTTTTTCATTTTGTATCTGAAAATATGCTAACCACATATTAAACTCTGAAACGGGCATTTGCAATATGTCTCTTACGGACATATGAAGTCTCTCCCCTAGAGCAAGAACATTATGAAGTTCAGGGTTAGAAATTATTTTTTTTTAATGTCAGAAATATTGTCTTGAGACATTATCTCAGTAGCAACCCTTGAGATAACATCAGTATCAGCTTTCATTTTAAATTTAGGCTTATGAGATAAGTCAAACATTTTATCTCCACTTTTGGTTTCTGCTTTTTGTATAATAACATCAACCAATACACCTAAATCTGAGTCGTTAGCACCTTTAAATAACTTTGCTTTTTCGTTCATGGTAAAGGGTCTCACATACATGGCTTTATCGCCCTCAAGACCCCACTCAGGAACTTCAATTATTTTTACTTCAAGAGACTCAAAATGAGATTTGACTCCCTCAAAAAAATCTACTTTATCTACCACAAATTATTATACTGTTGCTGTGCTTACTCCACCTGTAAATTGGAAAGAGAAAGTTCTGCTAGTAATTCCGTCCATAGTAACTGAAACATCATTACCTGTTACAATAGCTGTGCCTACGAAATATTCATCTGAACTATCAGCACCCTCAGGAAATAATTCTAAAGTTGCTGTATTACCCACTACAAGAAGTTCTTGAGCAGTATCATCATTATCAAAATGACATTCTACAGTTGCGGTTGCGTCTCCTCTTAACACTTTATAGGATTTATTTGAGTCAGTTAAAGCTGTATCTTCTACTGTGTCCGCAGTTTGATTAAGCGTAAATGCTGTGATTTCGCCTATCGCATTACCACCAGATTTTACAACCCCACTTGTACCTACTTGAGTTGCCATAATTTTACTCCTCTATTATGTTTGTTTCCTCTTCTTCTAAATCATTTTTCGGAAGAGGTCTATCTTCTTTTTTATCTTTCTTAAAACCTTTTGCAAGAAATTTATCTAATTGATCTTCAAATATTTCTACTTCGTTCTCTCCATCAGGAGAGTATATTTTTATTCTTTTAGCCATTATGAAGTCCCCCTAACAAATTCATATAAAACTCTTACCACAATTCTCACTCCACCATAAGGAAATAATATACCCTCATCAGAACTAGCCTCAACAATCTGAGTATGTAAAGCATTACCATTTCTTGTAATGTCATTATCTAAAGTTTCTTCTACAACTTCTATAAGTTGATTACGTAATGTATCAATATTTGTGTCAGTTCCTTTGACAAAACCCACTATCAAAAAGTCTATTGTTCCTTGTCTTTTACCTGTTCCAACATCTCCAAGAGATAACATCTCTCTAGTTTCGTCCCCTGTTTGTATATATGCGGCTGGAAACTGAGCCTGAGATAACTCTTCAGGTTCAAATGGTTCTCTTTTTATTAATTTAAACTCAATAGGACTAGATACTGCATCTAGCTTAGTAATAATATCTCCAGCAATATCTTCTCGTTTACTCATAATTTTATAGCCTTAAAGAATATATCTCTTATCTTATCTTCATCTCTTCGTCCAATAGCAAAAAATGGTCTCCTTTGCATAAACCTTGTTCCTGTATCATGAAAAAATGCCTTTTTATTTTCTTCATTTCTTCTAAAAAATAATGTTCCTTTTGACCTAGAAACTTTTGTTGTTAGCGATCTAAACATTCTACCTGTATCGGTCAAATCTACATGACCAACTTGTCTCCCTTTTTTTGTCCTAGATTTTCTAGTTGATTTTTTATATGGTCTTAATCTTCCACCATCAGGTAACTGACCTTTTTGAGTCTTATCAGTTATTTGTTTTACAGCAAAAAGTGAAGATTTTGCTAATGCCATTGGTATTTGTTTTTTTAAGGCTCTTGGTAAAGTGTTTATAAATTCTCTTACTTCAATAGTATTAAATTTAATTTTTACATCTGCTACCATTATCTAACAAGTCTAAGAGTATGTATTGGTTCTTTTTCACTAGCTTGGATACTTCCACTACTATCTTCATCATATTCAACACCATCTCTTAATACTGCTTGAAACTCTTCGTTATATCTATTCTTGTAATAATCCATTTGTACTTGAAAACTATCTTTACCCTCGCCTGTATCTGGGTCTCTAAATTTAGATAGCATTGGAAAAATATAATCAGCTAAAGCCTTATAACAAACTGATCTTCTCCATTGGCTAGGAGTTAGTTTACTATTTACTAATTCTAGGGAAGTAACCTTAGTAATATCTTTATATCTTACTGTGTGTCTGTATCGTTCCCACCATTCTTCTCTTACTTGTCTAATAACATCATCTTCAGCATGTTGTAATTGTGTATCAAAACTTGCAATACCAAAACCAGCTATATCAGGCTGGTATTCCTGAACATGAGATAATGCTACACTAAATACTGAAGTTGCCATTATTTAGACTTCTTTTTCTTTGGTGCTTTCTTTTTGATTTTATCTAAGAAACTCTTTTCTTCTACAGGACTATAACCTCTATGAGTCCATGTATCTTTGTTTTTGTCATAATCATCTTTTGTTCTTTCAATGATTTTATCGCCTTTTTTTAATTTTATCATACTCATAAGACCACCATATTTTAAAAAGGGGTGGATTACCACCCCTAGTTTATAAAGATTAGTTAATTACTGACTCGTTGAGCATTTCAACACCATAAGAGTCATGGATTTCTCCAACTCCATATACTGCTGTTGCCACAATTTCGTCTGCTCTCAAAGAAGCATCTCTTTGGCTTTCAATCTTTAGGTCTTGCATCATAGCTAGAGCTAAAGCATCTTGAGAGAAAACAGCACCTTTACAGTTATCTGTATCAGTTGTTCCATCTACATTTGAGGACTCAAAGATTTGAACCCCAGCAATAGTTCCAATAAAGCCTGTTCTCATAGCCTCGTTCTGTAAGTCTCCAGCATTAGGATTTACAAAAGTATTTGTTAAAGATTTTTTAACATTGTAAATTACCTTAGGGTTGAAAACTCCATAGTAAGGCATAGGAACATTAGCTTGTCTTAATGTTGCTACTGCTTTGAAAATGTTATCAATAGTTAGTTCTGTTCCAGCACCACCAATACTTGTAGAAAAACCATCAAACAAACCAATTAAATCTTGATCCATTTTTTTAGCGATTGCTTCTCCAAATAATCTACCAATGTCTCCAGCAACATTTCTTGGTGCTGAATTTCTTGCTAAATCTGTTAGTGTTGTCATAACACCTTTTTCAGTAGCAGTTATTGTTACTGAACTTGGATTTACTGCTGTGTTAGTTAAGTCTGTTGCTTCGTTTACAGCCGCCGCACTTACTGCTGAATAAATCGGTACTTCTACAGATTTACCACCACCAGCGATTGTATAATTACGCACTAGACCACGCATGATTGATTGCTCTTGAGCAACAAACAATGCTTCCGCTAC